TCACTGTTTTTAACGTGGACTGACCACGGTTTGGAATCGGATGTTTAACATCGTCCCCGATGAAATTTGACAATAAAAAAGAACCTTTTAACGACTTGTTCAGGTCACTTTGAGATACTTCTCCTTAAAGTCTTCAAAGTCTTTCGACTTATCCAACCCATAATAAGCAGCTCTGTCCTCCAGCCGCTTCAAATCATTTTCATCAAAAGCTGATATCGCTCGTGTGAGCATCGTGCATCGGCAATTGATACAGTTAAACGCGCTGCCATCGCCTGGCTTCATCAGCTCCTCGCCGCCGACATCAAAAGGCTCGTCAATTTCACGGATTTGTCCGTCCGCTTCTTGGTGCTCCGGCCGTGTGCGTTCGTCCAAAGTAGATGACCATTGCTTTATGATATGCGCTCCTGCTTCTTTAGCGCCTTGCATAGCGTGAAAGCCTGCTTCTTCTTGAACACGGTGCCCTTCGGTGCGCGCGATCCGCATAGCGTTGTTCATGGCAATGTCAAAAGGACTTCGCATGTCATTGGCTAGCTTTTCCGCTACCTCAATCCATGTAGAACCGTTAGCGATACCCCTTGCCACCTCAAAGCGGATGTCGTTTTTCAGCTTGGCAAAATCTTCACCAAGTCTGCTGTACATCCCTTTGCTGATCTTTGAATTGATTCTGACTGCCTCAGTGACTTTTCTTTGATCAATCGGCATGATGATCGGGATGTCCTGCTTGTGCAATTCATACATCGTGCCTGTGTACCCATTGACGTAACTTTCTTTGATGTAATCATCAACCGTTCTGTATTGCTTACTGTCCAAATCAACCAGCGCTTTATCAATCTGTTTGGCAATGGCCTCTTGATATTTCTGCTGATAGATGATGGTTTGTAGATTCTCAGGTTCAAAATTCTTTCTGGCGTTTAGCTCAGCAATGCGTCTAGCGCAATCCTCTCTTGCCCTCTGGTATGTTTCCCTTAACTCGTCAATTGTTTTCTTCTCAGAACGTAAAGAAGCCCTCAGAAGTTCTTTTTGCGCCCTATTCATGGCTCATCCACTGCGTTTAACGTGCTGAAAGCCGCCTGCCAGTCATCCAACGCCGTTGTGGGTAATTTGTCCATCACATCGTCGTAATCCAAATCCAACGTCTGGCAGATGCCTTTGATAATCGTCTCCATGGGTAATGTATTGCCCAAAGATAAAAGCGTGTTAATGGTCGCTTGATTAGTCTGCGCTTTTGCTAAATCGATGTTGGCGTTATCTAAAGCGTTGGTCATGACTTGCCTGTTAAACTTCACCTTCACGTCGCTCAGTTGATAGCTCGTCTCATCCTTGCGGTTGATTTCATCCAGAGCTATCTGAATCAGGCGGTTCAAGAATCGTTTCAACGTGATTTCCAACTTGTCACATTTCAAATCCAGTAAAGCGTAACGAGATTTGATGACCACGTTGGTTATATTACCGTCTCCGACCATACCCGAATTAAAACCCATGCCAAAGCGGTAGATATTCTTCTCGTCCGCTTCCATCTTCGCAAGTCTGGCCTGCACGGGGATGTCTACGGTATGCACCTCAACGCCGCCGTTTTCATCCACACCGATCAATTTCTTTGTCTTCAGGTTGCGTTGAAGCTCGTCTAGGTTATCACCTTTAAACCCCTTCACAACGTGCAACGGATGGTCAAAATCTGCTAGGTTGTTGGACAATCCGCACGCCATCAAATCGTAATCATCAATCAACGCTTTGACGGGAATAATCCCCGATTGTTTTTGTTTATTATTGTCTAGGCGGAAGAAAGGGATAAACCCGTATGAATCATAATACGTTGCTTCATCATTGTCTTTCTGATAGATGATGTGCGGCTTCGGGTTGATATCCTCGTCGGGATCCAGCTCAAGTTTGCCTTCTTCCTCTTGAACATAAAAATAAGTCTGCACTTTATCCCAGACTTGGATATGTTTAATTCTCTTGTTGTCCTTTGTGACGCGGTCAATGTACCAATAGATGATATAGTCGCAATCATCATCAGTCTCCTTGGCTCTAACTTCTACCACCCCTGCGGCGTCGGCATTCATGAAGACGGTTTGTCCATCTGCGCCCATGTAAGCGTATATGTAAGCGAAACCGCCTGCCACAGTGTCTGTTAGAGTCTCCGCAAGCTCCGCTCTGAAGTCATCTCCGAAATATTCATCAAGTCGGTTTTGAAGCGCCGGAATATCGGACAAAACAAACCGTTCCTTGTCCGATAACATATAGTTAACCTCTTGATCCACGAGTTCCGTAAAGAATGGATGCGGTATTTTGATGTTCGAACGTGTCTTATCCTCTACCAGCTCCCCGTCGGCGTTGTAGTAAAACATCCGATAGCCCAAAATATCATGACGGCCTTCGTAATAGTCCCGCCCGATTTTGGCGTCCCGCTTTTTCTTTGACGTCATATCCTGCTGGATGAATGTCAAGATTTCGCCTTCCTTAAGCATAGGCATTACCCCTTAATGCGATACTTCTCATAAACTGCATCGCAATGTTGTTCCCATTCCGGTGTGATTAAATCATCACGTTTAGCAACGTACAGATCTACCCAATCATTATCCTCAGTACCCCAAATATCAATCCCTAAATCGTGCTCTTTGTCTTCCGCTCTAATGCAATTGGCTATATCTTGCAAGCGGTCTTCCAAATCTTCATCCAATATCCCGCTGTTAATAAATCTATACAAAATCGCAATCGCGTCTGCTCTTGTTGGCATCTTAATCCCCTTTCAATAAATCCATTTATCACCGGTGATATAATCTTCGCAAGCATAACGCATGGCATCCATTAAATGATTGAAGTCATCAATCGGTACGTTAAGCTTCTTTCCAAACTTGTCTTGGGCGTAAGTGTAATTGCTAATTTCCGTTAGAAAATTGACACATCTGGGATGCACAATGATCTCAAAATTCTGGATCCATTGGATCCCATTGTTGATGCTGTCCTTTCCCTTCTTAGCGCCTTTTATGCGCCGCAAGCCTAAAGTCTTTAACTCGTCGATTGATTTCGGTTCCGCACTGTCTGCCGTGATAACCTCTTTTCGATATCCCATATCCGTGACACGTTCGTAAATCATTTTGTTTGATAATCGCTTCTCGTATAGTTCATCCCAGACGTACAGCCTTTCGCCTTCTAAATCCAAATAACCGACAAAGAACGCCGTAGGGTCATTCGTATAACCAAAGTCCAGCCCGAAGACCGCCTTGTAGCTCTCAACGGCCTTCAGCGTAAAAGCTTCTTCACGCCAATTTTCAAAAACCAACCCATCAACAACACCCCACTCGCCTAAACCAGCAACAGCGTAACGCCTTGGATTGTTTTTTTTCATACGTTCGAACAATCGTCGGTCATGCTCGTCCAACCATTCATTACACAAATAGTTTGTCGTTAAGGCTAGAGTGTCTGGATCCGGATTGTCAAAGAACCGGTTCTTCAACCAATGCCGATCATTCCATGGATTGAAGGTCAGCGTGATTTGCTTCCACAATCCTTTTGGCACCTCTCCACGGATGGATTCATCAATCATGTCAAAGTCGGATTCGGTCATGATTTCGTAGGCTTCTTCGATCCACATCCAACACAACGCCCCGGTCTCTACGGTGATTGAGGTGACCTTCAGCGGGTCATCCAAGCCTCTGAAATATATCTTCTGTCCTGTTGGCTTATACGTCATCTCCAGCGGTGATTCTTTGATGTCCCACCAGTCATTGACGTTCAGCCGGCGAATCGCCCATTTCAATTCCGTAAAACACGAATCTTTCAGTGTGCGGTATGTTTTGCGAACAACCAGCGTATTGGCGCCCCGATGCTGCATCATTTTATATATCACCCATAACGCCGTTGTTTTTGATTTTTTCGATGCCCGGGATCCTTTAACCACTCGATAGCGCTTCTTTGAGTTCCAGAATGTCTTATATCCTTTGCCCACCACATCGGGCAGATAAACGCGCTTACTCGATTTCATCAAACCGCTCCCGTGGGATAAACCGCTTGCAATCCCGCCGATCACAGCGGTGAGTATCCATCAACCCTCTTGTCATGTATCCGCCGTAGTAGTCACAATAACCTTCGGGATATCGTGAAAAGTTGCCGTCAATCAATTCAACCTTCTCTTTGTGCGGTGGTGGACGATGTTTCAAGCGTTCTTTCCTCCGTTTTTGTTGCTCTAATCGGTTTTTGCTAATCTTCAAGCTTCGACTCCCCTTCGAATACCGGCACAAACACATTGACGTTTGTTTTGGATCCGTCCATCACGCCCTGCATCCTGGCCAGCTTATCAATGGCGGATATCACTTCTCTGTGGCTCGGCTTTTTCTTTTTGGTGACCGCTTCGGACATTCCTTCGCCGCAACCCTCAACCACTATGACTTCCTCATCCGTCTCTTGGCGGATGATAGACGTTAACACCTGCTGCATCTCAATGGCCGATGCTATCTTTTGAGATTCCATCTGCTCGGTCAGCTCTTGGATGTAGTTTTTGAGTTCAGGTTTGTTCAGGTTTTCGTTGCCGATTGAGTAAGCTGTTTTTTCGGAGTAGCCCGCTTTTATAGCCGCCTGCTTTGCGTTGCCGGTTTTAACGTACTCTAAGCAAAACTTTTTCTGTTTTGGATTCAACGCCCATCTCTCCCCCTTTCCCTGGATAATTTTGAGCACCAAAAAAGACGCCCTCTCGGACGCCCTTTAAGGAAACCACATGCTTTTGTTCCATATCATTATAGCACGTTAGGAACTGTAATTAACTGTAATGCTTCACGATGTAATTGAAAAACACGATCCATCGAGTAATGCATTTCGTCGGCAATGTCTTCCCATCGTTTAAACTCAACGTATCTTTTTACCAAAATATCAATATAGCGGGAATCTTCCAACAGATAAATCTGATTGACGATGTCTTGCTTTTTCTCGAAATATTCAGCCCTCTCGGCGCTGATCCGATCTTTCAAATCAATCATACGGATGATATCATCAGCTAATCTGTCATGCTTCGGTGTTGACTGAACCCGATCATGGCCGTAGTTTGCCCCACCGGCTTGCATGATGCGCGATTCCAGTTCTTTTAACTGATTCTCTTTATATGTGATTTTTGTATTGAGTATTTTGATTTGCTTCAGATACGTTTTGTTCGTCATTGCTCACCCTTGCTCAATTCCAAATACTTATTCAAATACCAAACCGATTTTTTAATATCCTCAATCGGTTCTTCGTGCTTCTCTTGACACCGCCACAAATACTTAAAAGCATTGCAAAGACAAAATCCTTTTACTGCTTCTGTTCCGAAACATTCCATCATGCAATCAATGCATTCAACGGTTTCGTTTTGATAATAATCGGGATTAGTTGATTCCTTACCGAAAACAAACGCTTTCGCTTCATCGCTAATCGGTATACCGTCCGTTCGCTCTGTTCTGCCGTTGTTGTTAATTTTAATCATCTTCACCTCTTTCTTTAGAACGCTTTTTGATGTTATCAATCAACTCCGACACTAAATCCAAAACCGCTGTCGCAAGAAAAGTAAGTGTCTCTTTATCACAATGTTCTCCAAATTCATGGTTCACCGCCTTTGAAATCTGTTCCCGTTCTATCGCCTCACCTTTATTCCCATTCTCTTTGCCTTTTCTATACTATGTTTCACCCTTTCTTCAGCATCGAAAACCCCTACTAATTTATCAATTACAGGTACATCAGGCACTCCGCTCTCGTCCATTGCTCCAAAAGAATATGTATTCCCGGAAAGTGTGCGA